CCCCGTAAGGGAAATTTGCTCTGCTCATTTAACTAAAGACCCACTTAACCTATTTAGCATAAAAGCCTTAAGGTTGAGTGGGTCTTGTTTAATTAAGCTCCATATAATTTAGTAAACGTAGTGGTTTCAGAACTTGTAAGTCTTGACAAGTAATAGTATCCCCCTCTTGATTTAAAGATGATAAGCATGTTACCGCTTTGCGTTGTCTGATATGTTGCCGGGGCTGTTATTAACCCTAACATATTCATTTCAAAGACTAAATTAGCTACACCAGTATATAAATATAACGGAGTAATCATACCGTTTACAGCATTTAAAATATCACTGTTTACAATAGTCACATTTCCATTTAGCAGTTTGAATAAGTAGTTAAGTTTTGCGGTTGTTACAAATTGCAATGATAACATATCAATTGTAAGATTGAGTGTTCCAAGACAATCAATTAAGCATCCTACTAACACATTTTCTCTAGGTTCAAAATGTGGTTGATTTAAGGTTAAAGTTCCTTTTGTAGTCTTAATAAAGCAATCAATACTGTTGAATATGTCAAACGCAAGGCAATTAAATATAGTTGTGTAGAAGATGTTCATTTCAATAGGTATATAGTCGGTCGCAAAGCTAATAAAATGTAAATTATTAATTGTGTTAGTTGTACCTGTTAAATTGGATGGTATAAAGCTACTATCCCACAATAGCCCCCTTTTAGAATTTTCTGAATACACTACAATGTTGTTAAATACACACATCCACAACTGCCCAAATTGAATGTCATTTTTGGTTCCCCCACCTACTTCAATTTCATTAAATTCTGCGTTATTATAATATGGAACGCATAACGCTACATCAGATATATTATTCCCGTCAATAGTTATATTATGTATATTAGTATTTTGCGGATAGTTTGTCCCATTAAATGAAGGGTCGTTTTTACGGCAATCAAATAATACAACGGCATTACAAATAACGTCTTTTGGATGGATATATGTGAAAGGCTTGACAGCTTTTATACAAGCAACATTTTTGTTATTAGTTCTAATGTTAGTGTTTTTTGTAACATACGGGTTAAAGTAAGTGCTCGTAGAATTTTCGCTAGCAATCGGCACTCTTGTGTATATTGTCTGGTTTACTTCGTATATATGTGGTAACAATTTAATATACTTAGAAGATTTCTCACAATATGCAATAAGTGATTCCCATTTAGAGTTTTTAACTGTTGGCGTATCAGAGTTCTTAATATTAAACCATTCCGGGTATACATACTCTGGAAATAAAGCGTGTGCAAAATACCCGTTATTTAATTCAATAACACTGCCGCCATCAGCTATGCCCTCATTTTTAATTTCATATAATAAATTTGGGCAATCCATAATTGATTCAATACCACAGCATAAAACGCATCCCTCAGTGATATCAAGAGTTTTTAACTCATCAACAGTTAACATTAAGTAACTTGCATTTGGCTTAGTTAAAACTCCTACTTTATATACTGTATTATTTTGGTCTTTCATTGGAATATAGTTATATAAGTTATCATATTTTTGTGGTGTTTTATACGTTAACGGATTAGTAGGGTTCATTACAATATCTTCTGAATTAGTTACCTTTTTTCCTGTAAAAGTTTCAGATTCATTTGTACCTTTTATAGTTCTATCAGCTTTATATTCAGCAGAACTTACACCTGTTACAATTTCACTTTTTGTACCATCAACACTTTCTGTACTATTGCTATCAATAGAAACTGTACTTTCTCCAACGACATGCAAGCTCCTTGTACCCTGTAAAGTAGTCTCTGAATTATTTGCATCTTTTTTAACATTACCAGAATAATATTCTTTCTGGCTATGCCCTATGATTTCAACATTATTATGATCTCCAGTGTCAACATAGTCCTCACTTGCACCACCAATCAGCGCAACAACCTTATTATCATTGCCACTAATCATCATACAAGTATCACATTTAGCCACACTGTTAAAATCATAATCACCACCGTTAGCCTTAATATCAATAACACTAACGCCGCCAACTTTACTTAATGCTGTAAACAGTAAGTTCTTAGCCTGCACAATCACATTACCATCAACGCTAAAGCAATTTTCAACAGCATTGCCAAACACAATATCATTTAACTGTAAATGCCCATCACCGATAAAATCAAACAATTTATATCCATCTTTAATAATTACATCATTAAGCAGTAAGTTACTGCCTGTCATATCAACAACATTCACATTATTAACCTGTATGCCACTGTTTCCATCAAGTGTAATTCCACAAACAGAAAGCCCACTTGCGTTTCCATTCAATAACGCTTTAGTTGCACCACCCTTTAACACCACTTTAGTAGAATATCTGTCAAAACCAAACAAACTAACACCACTCTTCATTGTTAAAGGCTGTGTTAAATAACTACCATAAGGAAAATAAACTACGCCACCATTTTCACTTGCATAATCAATACATCCCTGTAATGCTTCTGTATCATCAGCACTACCATCACCAACTGCCGGAGTAATACCTTTAGGTGGATATTTGACATTTAAAATGTAATTAGCCAACATTTCCCTAACCACTTCACCAATAGCACCGCTTGAAATATATTCTTTAATCTGATTAGCTACATAATCCGGCAAAATATTGTTATTTTCAATCATTTTATTAAGAGAATAACAAAATTTATCCAACTGTTCACCATAGCTTAATGCATCGCTATAAACAGTAGGTAATACTAACCAAGGCTTGCAACAAACTGTGCGTACATTATTCCAAGAATCACCCATATTTTTTACCACCTTTCTTACCATAACTGCATGAATAAATCTTCTAATTCATTCATAACCATCATATCAATATTTAGGAATGTTTCTCTATATTCCATCAATAGTTTACTATAACTACTTCCACCATTTTTTCCTTGAACCGTTTCCAAGTAGTCTTCAGTGTTCGTAAGTGTAGAACTTACATTGCCATTCACATTAGTTCTATTATTCCCATTTGTTTCTGTGCTTTTATTTTCTGTATTTTCTGCATTAGTATTAGTGCTTGTTTTATCTGTCCCACTTTCATTTGTGTTGTCATTTACATTATCATCTCTTAAAGTTGCATTAGTTAAGTATTTGTCTGCTCTTAAATCAGTTAAAGCACCTTGTGGGGTATCGCTATATCTTTCACTAAAAGCGTCTGTTTTGGTATTTGCTCTTGTATTTGCATTTTCAGAATTTGAACTATCAGAACCAGTGACAGTTGAATTGCCACTTTCATCAACCGTAATATTATGTTCAGTTTGAGTATTAGTAGCAGTATCTGTATCTTTAGTTCCACTACCATCAATCCTGTGCTTTCTGGTTAAGTCAACATCATAGAATGGATTAAAAGTGTATAACTGTGATTTATATAACTGATTAAAATATGGCATAATTTCATTCAGTTTTGTATCAAGCTTCAATTTCCACAAGCCAACAGTTTCAAGTCCTATTTCTCTTGTGTAGAAATGCTTCAGTATCTTAGTTTCTAATACGCTTCTATAATTTTCATCAAAGATAGGGAAAGAAAAATCAAATACAATAGGTAAAGCTTTTTTAATAACATCTTCTACTTTCATATAATCTGTACTTTCCATAAGCCCTGCTGAAACTTCGCAAATATATCTAACTTCTGTGGTATATTTACTCATTTTCTTCACCTTCTTCCGCTGTTGTAGGTGTTAAATCTTCATCGTCATATGCCTGTATGTCAGTTCTATAATCTACATCAATTTTTAAGTTAAACATAGCATTTATTTTTTTGCAAGCTTCTTTTCGTTCATTTAATCTTGAATATCTTGACATAACTACTGAACCCATGTTTCTTGAAACTTCATCTGTAACAAGTCGTTCACGCTTAACCATAGAGACGTTACTAATACCTAGATAGGTCATAGCTTCGTTCCATATCTGCATTTTGGTTTCATGTACTTTATCAGCAACATATGGTGCACCAGTTGTTAAAGCCTGTACTTTCTTTAGATCAAGGTCTTTACCGCCAAATATAAAAGGTTCATTTCCATCATATTGAGCATACAGATTCTTCATGGTAAGCCGCTGATTTTCGTCACAGGTTATCATTACAGGTGTTTTCTGTGCCTTAATATTTACATCAATTGTCCTATCACATTCATATAATCGTCTTGCAAACATTTTAATATCAGTTACGCTATCGGTGTGAAGCATATTATTAAAAATCAATACGCTATTATCTTTATTTAATTCTTGATTATACCCGTTAGAGGCATATGCTGTTCTGAATGTTGGAATATTGTAAACATCTAACTGACCACCAATCATTGTTTTTAAGCACAAATAGTCCATTACTTCATCTCTAAAGAATACACAAAACCCGTCACGAAACAGGCAATCTTCCATAAATCTGCTATCAATGCTATCTGGTAAGTTTTTCCATTCAAACATACTTAGCGCAAGTTCTTTCAGTCTGTTGTAATAATGCCCAAACACAATATTATTAGTAACAAATGCTTCTGAATCACGTTTGTTTTTTTTCATATATAATCGCCTCACTTTATACGGTATTATTAAGGTTGTAGTTCCCAACTTCATCACCGAATTTCCAGAATGTAATACCATTATTGTAGCATCTCTTAATTACTGCCATATCACCAACAGGAATACTTCCAGTGATGCAGGCATCAATCGTCTTAGTGTACGTCCAATGTGGTCTTACATTTCTATTAGGCACTTTTAACTTTCTGCATGGATATCCATACATAGTCCAGAAATCATCAATCGCCCTTGCAAATTCTAACCCTATATGTGCATAGTAAAAATGAAAACCTTTCTCCCCTAATGCTACATTCATACTTCCAGTGTTTGTGCCATTTAAACGAGGTGGTTTGACATAAGTATCATTTGCTTTAGCTAATAATCCAAGTAATGAAGTAGCACCACCGATAACCATATTAGGATTTTTAATTCCTACATTATAATTATTAAGTATTTCGGATGCACCAGAACTACCAAGTGTAGCTAATTGCGTTCCGCCACTTGCCGCTACTGTGGCAGTTCCTGCCGCTGTTGCTACTGGCGAAAGTCCTGCCATAATTGTTCCTACACTTGCCGCTGTTGCCACACCAAGTTGTGAAGCGTTCATAGCAAGCCACGCCATAAAGGTATCTGTCTGCCAAGAACATAAAGGGAAGTTTCCCAACGTCATTCGCTCATTATAGTTAAAATCAACCCCCTTATACTTTTTAGGCGTAATACATCCTTCCGGCTGTGGTGAAAATAAACAATTTGCATCAAAATCGCATGTTGCAGAATCAAAATATTCATAACGATATTCTGCACTTTTTCCTTCATTATCTGTTACATATAAAAAGTTATAAGGATAAGTGAATAATTTTTTATTCTTAGGAACATAACCGTCTAAATTATTCAAATTTTTGTCAACACTGAAAGAAATAGTTTTAGGCTTATCATGTGCTGTAATATCAATGAATTGTAAAGGAAACATTACCATGTTAATTACGGCATCACTTTTACCCGCTGTTGTTAAGTTCTCAAGCCATTGTGTAGTAGCGTTGATTCCTTCCAAGTAAATCATAGAACAACCATTGTATATTCCATTTTGTAATGATGGTGTGGCGTCTGTATAATCATGGTTAACAGTTGCACAAATAACTGGAACCCAATTACCTGTAATGCCTTTCATTCCTAAATCATAAAATTTAAATTCACCTGTTTCAAGATTTTCGGGAATTAAGTTACTCCCTAATAAATCTGTTGCGGTATGTTCTCTTTCTACATAGCAAGGTTTAAGTGTGTAATCAAAAGCCCATGTTTGCATTACATCAAGTTCGTAACTAATGGCACTAGTTTCGTTATTCACATATTCAACATTTGTGATAAAAGCGTAAAACCATTTAGAACCAAAAGCTTTATTTTGGAACATGATATAGTTGCAATCATATAAGTTATCAGCCTTTATTGCCACTCTAATTTTGTTTTCTTTGCGTAAATAACTGCATTCCAAATAATTGTATTTTGCTTTGTTATTAAAATATGTTGTCTGGTTTGCCACAGTATCAAACAAAATAGTGTCTTTATATGTGTTATCTAACGGAACATTTCTTAAAATTCTAACAATAGAATCTGGTGCTATATAAGACATATTACCACCTCTTTCTTAAATAAAAAATGAATGGCATTCTGCTTCTTGTTGGTCCGGGCTTCGGTGTTGGGGGGTCTGGTGGTTCTTCTCCGCTCAAATACTCATACCAGTATGTAGCCTGTGTGCTTCTTTTTGGCTGATTCTGGTTCTTCGGTCTTTCATAATTTTTCAAGAAAACCTGTGCTAAATAAGCTGGCGATTCTTCTGAGTGAATAAATTCTTCAAATGATAATGGATACGCTTTTGTTTTAATCCATTGCAAGCCTTCTCTTGGAACTTCGTACAAGATTCTTTGCAACTGTGTATCAATATCATTATAGGTTAAGCCTTCATCTTTTGCCCAGTTAATCAGCTTTGTAGCAGGTGTCCATTGTGTAAGTCCAAAACCGTTCTTTACATTCACCTGTAAGTTCTGCCAAATGCCCGGATTGATTGTAGATTCTGTTTCCATGTTCCCCAACATTCCAGAAATAGCTTGTAATGTCCACCCTTCATTTTCAAGATAACCTCTGATATAGTTTGCATTTTCTTGCATTTCTGGTAATGTTAAATATTTATTTTTTGAAATAGGCATGTTATCAACCTTTCAAGAAAAGTTATCCCCATAATGGGGATAACTTGTGTAAAGCTAAGCTACTGTAATTACGCATGTACCAGTTTTAGTCTGGTCATAGGTGCTCTTTGCTGTGATATTGATTGTTCCAGTAGCCGCGCTTGTAAGAGTTACTTTGCCACTTGCGTCTACGATTGCGTTATCGCTGTCACTTGACCACGTTACGCTCTGTGGTGCAAAGTTTTCAGTTTCAACTTTTGCATTTAACTGAATGCTCTGACCTTTTGTAACAGTAGCAGTAGCAGGCGTTACAGCTACGCTTGTTACAGATGGTGTTCCAGGAATAAATAAAGCGTTATTTGCGAATGGTGAAACACTGAATGTTTTCCATACATGATACCAATAGTTCCAGTATAATCCCTGTCCATTGTACTGTTCTGTGAAGTTCTGGTAATTGTCAAAAATCATGAACCAATCTTTATCAACAATCACAGCAGGGATTTTATCCAGTGCTGTTAATTCATCCGAAGTAGGTTCAATATAGGTCGGGTCATCTTTAAACAGGACACCAAGTCTTGCAATGTCTAATTTACCGAAGGAATCTACCAGAACACGCCTTCCTAAGAACTCGGCTTTCTCCATGTTGAATGCGCTTGCAAGAACTTCAACATCCATCACAGCATCAAACTTAGAATTGATTAGCATGTACTGTTCTGCTTTTGGTGTATGTGTTGCAACACCTGTTAAATTGTATTCGGTTGACAGAAACTCCATAGCGTTGGAAATTCCTTTAATATCACTCACGATAGTTTTCATGTTTTCTGTGGAAACTGTTGGAATCTCAACCGGGTACATATGACCGTCTAAAATATGACGAGCCAATAAGTATTTCATGGTAAGAAACTCGTCATAATTTGCACCAGTATACATTGCATCAACAATTTTAGCAATTAAGTCTGTAATACCTTCCCAACTAAGAAATGCCTGTCTTAACTGGTCATTTGAAATTGTTGCTTTGTAGAATTTCTGATAGTTCATGATGTGGAATGCCGCATGAACGTCCGGGATTTCACGCTTAAATACTTCCGACTCAGCTACTGCCTGGTCAAACTGGAATGGTTTAGCGATGTTCACGAAAATTTCTTCGATGGTTTCTCCAAATTCCAGTAAACCCTTCTTAAACATTGCCCAAGGGTTAGAGTACATTTTAGATGTAATAAGGACTCTTCCGATACGATTTACTAATGCGGACAGGAACTCATTCTGTAAATTCGGATAGTCCATAATAACTGCACCAATCTGACGAATAGAATCAGCATCAGCAATAGCCTTCGGTACATAATCACGATAATTCTGAGTAGCGTTCTCACGAATTACGTTTAAAATATCAACCGATGAATTTGTTAAAGTTACGACCTGTGGTTTTGTTGCCATTTAATTAGCCCTCTCTTTCTTTAAATAATGAATCAAATGTAAGAGGTTTTGAATCTTTTTCAACGTCCTCTTCCTGTTCTTCTTTGATTGTTTCACCAGACATAAAGCGTTCACGATATTTTTTACGCCAATCTGCATCATTCTGTTCATATTTAGTTTTCCATTCTGTCTGGTCTGCTGTTTTTTCTTCATAGTCTTTTAAGGTGTCTGTTACATCTTCTAAGATTGCTAAGTTTTCATCTGTGGAATTATCACCGATTAAAGCGTTTAAAGATTTTAATAATTCATCACGAGATTTAATAGCCATTTATTTCACCTCTTTCCATTTATTAGAATCAAATAATTCTGAAAGACGTAATGATAATGGATGGTTAGGCGAAAGCATAACCATGTCATTTTTAATCATTACCGTAAACCCAGTTTCATGCATATACACGCCATCTTTAAACGGCATCTTCTCACCCTCCTTATGCATATTTGTTTAAGATAGGAAGTAACTCATTTACACATTTCTGTACTTCTGTGTAGTTGAATCCTTCCGATTCCAGTTTCTTTTTACGGTTATCGCCTGTACCGTATTCTCCTGCAATAACCATAATTGCCGCACCAAAAGTCCCCGGAAGTGTTATAGCTTTAATCATTGTTTGACAGCCTTTCTGTTAATGTGGTTAGTGCAACTGTGTTATTCGTTAATGCTTCCTGTAACACAGTCATCTCAGCTTTGTGCGCTTCTCTTTCATTCTCTAGTTCTGACATAAATTTGTCAAACATATATTTGACAAACCATCCCATGAGAAAGCACATAACAACTGATACACCTAATGATTTTGCGGCTTCTACTACTGCGTTAAAATCCATTGGCAATCTCCTTTCATTTTATTTTATTATACCATTATGCTTGACAGAAGTCAATATATTTGTTATAATTTTTATAGAACATGTAGTTGTTATAGAATATGTAACTGTTCTATATCATATAGAACAACAAGGAGACAAAATAAATGAGTGAATATTATGATGGTACAAAACTGTTAAGTATGAAAGACATTAATGGCGTTACACCAGAACTGTATTTATGTACTACTAATAGAACAGGTGGAAAGACAACTTATTTTGGAAGATTATGTGTAAATAAATTCTTAAAAGGGCAAGGGAAATTTGGGCTTATTTACCGTTATAATTATGAATTAGATGATTGTGCTGATAAATTCTTTAAAGATTTATCTGGTTTGTTTTTTAATGGTGCTACAATGGAAAGCAAAAGACGGGCAAGCGGAATCTATCATGAATTATTTTTAGATGGCGCATCCTGTGGTTATGCTTTATCGCTTAATAGTGCTGACCAGTTAAAAAAGTATGCGCATTTCTTTAGTGATATTAATCGCATGATATTTGATGAATTTCAAAGTGAAACTAATCATTATTGTGCTAACGAGATTAAGAAGTATATCTCGTTGCATACAAGTATTGCCCGTGGTCAAGGAGAACAAGTAAGATATGTACCTGTATATATGCTTGCGAACCCGGTATCGCTAATTAATCCGTACTACACAAAGTTAGGCATTTGTGATAGATTAAAAGAAGATACCCATTTCTTAAAGGGTGATGGATATGTGCTTGAACAGGGCTTTGTAAAAAGTGCATCAGAAGCACAGAAAGAAAGTGGTTTCAACCGGGCTTTTGCTAAAGATGATTATGTAGCATATTCCTCACAGGCTATTTATTTAAATGATAGTAAGACTTTTATTGAAAAACCAGAAGGAATTGGAAGATATATTTGCACTCTTAGATATAGTGGTGTGAATTATGGTATTAGAGAATATGCTGAAAGTGGTTATTTGTTTATCAATGATAAGCATGATGCTTCGTTTCCGTTAAAAGTGGTAGTTACAACAGATGACCATGAAGTAAACTATGTCATGTTAAAACGGAATGATTTCTTATTAAATAACCTTCGTTACTACTTTGAGAAAGGATGCTTTCGATTTAAAGATTTACGATGCAAAGATGCATTACTAAAAGCATTAAGTTATTAAAGGGTATCTGCTATGGCATGTTACAATGATTATGTTAGGAAAGCACAGGTGAAAGAAACTGCCTAATTATATTGTCGGTATTGCTTACCGCATTGTAATACCCATAGATACAGATATAAGATAAGCCCTAAGATTTTTTCTTAGGGCTTTCTGTTATTCAATATCTTCTGGACTTAAAACTAAATATTTTTTGTCAAAGCATTCTCTATAAATAACTTTATGCCCTCTAACACGGTTATATAAAGGTTTATCTTTTAATTCCTTTGGTAATTCTGCGTAAATGGCTATTTCTGAATCCATATCTAACGCCCCACTGTCAACACAATCACATAATATTGTCATTAAATCTGCTACTGTAAGTATCCTTTTCATATAATATCACGCACCCTTCTATTAAATTCTGGATATTCAATACGCTCTGTAATAAAATCCGTAACTAAGGCAGATAATATTGCATATTTATCTTGATAAGAAAAATATATTTTGCATTCTTTATCAGCAAATACAAAACCTTTTAGCACCGTTATCTTATTATCACCTATTCTGATAACATAACTATCTTCTTTTTCTGATATTATCTTTCCTTTTAATATAACATAACTTGCATACATTGGAAATTTAACATAAACTGTCATATTTTTCACTCCTTTCTAAGTACGCTTATAACTAACCATATAGCATAAATAAGTATTGATATACTACTTGCTAATAAAATAAATACTGCTACGGGATCTAATTCAGTGCCGTATTTTATTATAATCATTATATCACCTCATTTTATATGTAGTATCAACAAGCAATACACCACCGGGAATTCTTTTCGCCATTAGCTTACCGGGGATTTCCAAGCCCACATTAAAAGATTCCAAGCAATTTCCAGATTCAATAAATTTTCGTTCTTCTTCATTGTATGTTTCTTCTATCTCCTTTTTTTGTTCTTCCGTGTATCCATCATATAACACACTATGCATAAACATCTGTTTACATTTCTCGCTCATTCCTGCGCACTTTACATCCCAATGTGGCTCTACTGGCTGTCTATTTTCTTTTGTAATATGCTCAATATAAGTCTTTTGACGAGTAAAAAATGCTTTGTCCCAACATGATTCAAGTTTCCATGAGCAGAAATTTGTAGGATGTTCCACAATTCCTACAATCTCGTCTGGTCCTAAATCACAATGTATGGAATCAGTATCAGCATATATAAATCCCCTTTCATTAGTGCCATGATAATTCTTTTGCGCCGCTGTTATTGTAAAGTTTCTTGAATAGCTTGTGATAGCTGAACCGCAAGGAATATAACCGGGTTTCTTTTCATTTTCTTTTACACTAATAAATCCTAAAGCACCATTATCTTTTATATAAGCTACTTTAAAACTGGAATCTGTGCTTGCCGCTTCTTTTCCATATAAGTTATTTAAGAATAATTTTGCTAACTCTCTAATAGCTCCTTTACTTTCCATTTTGGTTTTCTTATATTTATTAATATATTGGTCAAAGATTCCTATTTCTTTGTAGAACCAACACCCATCTAATATTTCAAAGTCACTCAAGTAATAATGTTTTTTAAGTAACTCAAAATCTGTCATGGTTAATGTCATGGTTCTTATAGTATCTTCCAATGTGCCATCTTCTTTTTGAATGTATCTACAATAGTTTCCGTGTTCGTCTAACACGTCTGATGTTCTGAGTGATACATTACCACGGTATAAAAAACTATTTTTAATTTGAATAAATGGAAGATAACCGGGTTTTATCTGAAATCTGCATTTAATTCTTAGAAAATAGTATTTGTCAATCGCTATGTCTGGAATATAGTTTCCTTTCCAGAATGTAGGTTTGCCTACTGGATAATAGTTACCACTTTCAGAGGACATCATGGAAGGATATAAAGAATTGACATCTGCGGTTGTCCCATTTGTTTTTATTTGTCCTGCTTTTTCTTCTACTAAATAGCACCACCCGCCCCTATATGAACGTCTAACATATTCCCCGGCATTTTCAGCCCCATAAAGATTCTTGTCAATCGGAATTTCATAGATGTTAGGAAAGAAGGTTTCATAATCATGCTTGTCGTATGTCTTTTTAAATTCGTCAAGGCAACACGCGCCTATTGTTAATTTGTTGTGCCCTTCTTCGAACATTATTTCTAATGCTTCTTTTACCACTAACACATCGTTTGCAATATAATGCTTTTCCTCATCTGTTATTTCACAACCGGGATATCGGAAACCTGTATATTCCATATCAAGCTTTTTGTGTTTGGTCTTAAAGCTGTCACTGATTTTCTGTACAGAAAATGGTAAAAGTTTTAAACTGTCTCTAAATTCTATAATGCGGTTGTCAACTTTTATGGAAATTGTATACCATTGCCCACGGTCTGAAATGGAATAACGGAATGATTTATTTTCCATTTCTTTATCATGAAGCCAAACATATGTTGATTCATTTGGGTGTATGTACGCTTGCTTATAGTTTAAAACAGTGATTAAATAGTCAAGCCAAAAAGAACCATCAAATTTTAAATTGTGATAGTAAAATATTAAGTTGCCCTTAAATGAACGCATGTATTCAAAGGTTTCTTCAATGCTATGTAAAATCTTTACATCTTCTGTGTTTAATTCTACAATGGCACTTGCCCATACATCTGTTCTGGTCTGTCCTTTAAACACTGTTGTTTCAAAATCTGCTACAAAAGTACGGTATTTTCTAACCCTCATATGACTCAGCGTCCATGTAATCGTTTGCTGATTTTATATCATCCTCATTCATTCCGGGCAAGTCACCAAACATAGCAGAACAATAAGCAAGAATTGCCGCTATACTATCACCAAATAAACCTACATTATTTAAGTAATTAGATAAAGACTCGGCTGAACTTTCAAGACGCAAAGCCACAGCAGTTTTTCCAGATTTTTCTATTGCCCTATCAAGTGCTGACAAAACAATACTTGCAACCTTAGCAGGAAACATACTTATTTGCCTTTTATATTCCGCTATTACTGTATCAGCAAACCTTGCATATTTTTCTTTTTGTTTTTCATATTTTTGGGGTATGGGGGTTATATCAGTAGTCCAGAAATCTTTTTTGTTTTTTCTTGTCTGTTTTGCCTTATATGCGGATTTTCTTTTTTCAAACTGCAGCCCTGCTTGCCCTGTTAATATCTCACCTGTTTCAGCATCAACATATCTTGCATGTTTGTATAGGTCTTTTGATAACTTTTTTAAACGAGATATAGAGGCTTTTGTGGGTTTTTTAGGAATTGATGGTATTAAATCATCAGAAAAGATATACCCACGTTTTTTCGCCCTATTTATTTTCTGTAATAATGCTTTTCTTTGTTTTTTGTATTCTGCTTTAATTGTAGTCATATTTAAACCCCCTTATAGGATAAAGCCCCATATTTCTATGGGGCTTTTTAAGAGTTAAACGATAGAACAGGTTAAGAACTGTTTACCTTTATAGTTTTTGCTATCTTTCTTATAAATGATTAAAGACCAATCTTCTTTTTCATCGTTATATTCTACCATTTCTTCCCAAATATCCTTAAAAGACTGCCAAAATGATTTTGAACCAGTAATGTATTTTTCACCAGATGCATCAATGATAACATACTGCTCATAATCTGTGTTATCAGATTTTTCATTATGAACAGAAAGAACAACATAACCTGTGGGCTTAATCTGAATCTCATTACCCTCTGCGCAAACTTCATCTAATTTAATTGCACGAGATGTATCTTTCATAGCAATTTTCTGTTTGCACGTAAGTTCCATTGATGCATCAATAATTTTTACTTCAAACGATTTTGCCATATTTTATTCTCCTTTTCAAATTCTTAATTGTAATGTTGTTAGTTTTCTGCTTTTTTCTCGCCACGTTTTGGAAGAACTTTTGCATACTGTAAAAAATCCTGCTCAGTCATTCCATATAATGTCTCCTCTTCAGAACAATCAACAATTGATACGGCTTTTCTTTCATCTTCTACATCGTATACTTTAGAAAATGCTTTTAATACGTCTTTTTTAGACTTAAATGTGCCGGATAATGTGATTGACTCGTTGTGCGGCTCAGCTGTTACTAAATCTAAACATAATGCTGTTGCTTTAGTTGTAATAATTGTCCTTGTAACCATTCTTGTCATAATTTGTTTCTCCTTTTTTTTACTTTTTTGTTTTTAGATGTTAATATAATATCTAAATCAGAATTTGATTATATCGGGCTTCTAATCAATGCATCTTTCGACTTTAACCAAACGGGATGCCTCACTTTCTTTATTATATTTCGCCCGAATTGATGTGGCGGAACTTGCACCGCCTGTTAGGCTTGAATACCTTCATCAAAACACTTTGATTGACATAACGTGTAAAACACTTTTACCAACTAATTCTATGATATCCTGCCATCTATACGGAAAATTTGTGTCTATTTCAAAGACAAAACATAATGGCGTTATATTGGACTTACAATAATATTTTATCCTATCATTTTCTTTAATAATTTTGCTTAAAAAAGGATATATCTCATATTCAGTTATAAACTGCTCAAATAAGGTTTTTAACATTTCTTTCACTTCCTTTTTAATTTGGGAGGTGGGCAGGCTGTCAAGCCTGCCCTATGGCTAAGGTAATTAAGTAGGTTAGCTATTTCCTTGCTACAATTATATAATACTATCTAAATATGAACAAAGTATGAATAAGATGTTAATTATTTGAAAAAAAGTTTTGTTATATATGATTTATAACAGTTATAAATTTCAAAAGCTAATGCTGTGGAAGATTTACCCTTGTTAAATTCTGTAAATAAAACATTTTTAGATATCCTGTATCGCCATAACGGTATATGAGCATTTTCTATTATAAATTCTATGCTTGTATCGTTTAAACGATATTTTACTTTTCCTATTACATAACGCTGTAATATTGACACTGTGTTTTTTGCAATACATGTTGTCATTTACACCACCTCGATTTCTTTCCTTTTAGGAAATGCGTTTCCCGGAATTGAACCGGGATTCACGCCTAACGTGAACGCTATTTACAATATATAATATATAAACGTTGCCATTGTGTTCCAAGGTATCTATTGATTAGCATATATTCTTTAATTGATACGCTATTATCTATTGCAAATAAACTCATAACGCCTTCAGTTTTATTATAATAACTAAGCCAAAAATCAATTGCTTGATTTGGGTTATGTGATGCTAAAAACGCAAAAGATTTTCGATACCCTCTAATAATTCTGAATACATCTTTTTTCATAATTCAATCCACTCCTCACATTTTGAAAAACCATATTTCTTATAACTTTCATTATCTGATAAGGCATATAACTTTAACAAACTTTTATCAATGTCGTTAGAATAATTCACTGTTGTCATTCTTCCAATTTGGTCATCAATAATTCCAATACAATAATTAGAATTATCACAAATATAAAACCACCTATTGCCATAACAATTAGATATTTTTAAATTTTTATCAAACTGCCTAAATTCCAAACTATCTTGTAAATTTTCATATGTATCTCTTAACACATAAAATACCCTTTTTGAATTTCTTAAAACTCTTTCCATCTTCTCTAAAGTTTCATCTACTAATTCAATCTTATCCGATAAAGTTCGCCAGTAGAATAATCTACCGTCCTCTGTCACTAAAAATTCTTTATGAAGTTTGCTGTTTTCTTCTGTAAGATTATAAACTCTACACTTAACACATTTCTCGTCAATGCGCTCTACTGTTAAATCTTCAAACTCCGCATTTTCTTCCAGATAAGAGATAAAACCTTTAACTGTAAGCTGATCCATAAGCTTCTCTGTAAACCTCATAAAATTTACTCTGTATTTGTTGTTATTATTATCTTTATATCTCATATTGTTTACCTCCTAATTATTGTAGCCTTCTTTAACTGTCTTTATTATATCATGTACAACTCTTTTTTTGCAAGACCCTTTTTAGTGAAATAATGCACATATTTTACACATTTATATTGTACCATTTTACTAGAACGTATGTATGTTTATTTTTTAACAATGTGCCCATAGTTTAAGCAAGTTGCACAAAAATGAGAATGAATTTTTGGGGAAAATGAGACTTGACAAAATCCCTTACGGGGCAAAA